CGCGGATGAGTGCTGTAATGTCAACGATCTTCTCGAGGACTGTAAAGTCCTTCAAGAAGGCGAAGACTTGGGAGATGGGTATTTCCCTATCCCACGAGGAGCGACTCCTAACATCGTCGCAAAGACGAGCAAGGTAGTCCAAGTTCGGAATCATCAACTCCCCCAATCTTCCGATTGTGGGGTTCAATGTTGAAGACACGAACGCCTCTATCCCCTGGTCGGGGATAGCCGATAAAGGGTAACCCTTGTCGGTCATGAAACGAAGGTTCCCAGCATACAACTTTCGGTTCAGAGAACTTACAGTCGATACATAGGATCGGTTTTGGACCTCGAAATGTTCGAGAGCTTCCAACCATTCCTCCATTCTATCCCACCAGGAACGACCCTTTGGGTTCCATCCTAAGCCATATGGCTCAGGGAGTTCACCCAGAACTCTTAGGACAGCTCGCTGTCTAGGCATGAACAACCTAATGGACCGAGGCCCAAGAGATCGTGCAACATCTATAAACGAGTTGTCACCAGAGCCTTTCCATTTATATCCTCTCAAGACAAAGCTCTTGAAGATAATTCTGGAAAGGAACTCTCCCGCCCGGTCGGATACCAGGGTTTTCTCTTTCGAGACCTGGACCCCAATGGCGTCCATAATCCAACGATACATGTTGTATACTTCCAAGTCCGCAAGGACGAGGTCGTCTCCAACCATGGCATACTGGAGTTCTTTATTCAAGAACACATGGCAGCCAACCACGATAGCGTGGTGCAGGAGGAACGCAGAAGCAAACGATGGGCCTAAGCCTAACGGTTGTCCTACATACCACCTGAGGTATCGCTCTCCATTGTATGGATAAAATCCATCCTTTGGAAGGTTGTCCTTAGGGAGGTACTTACGTACATCCTTTTCAGGCGGAAGCCAATCGCTTGGCATTTCCCAGTCCCCACTGGAGATCGCAACAAAGCAATCAATCCAGTCTTGGCTTACGCCAAGTCGGGAAAGCAACCTGACCTGGAATTCCAGGGGAAGGTTATCCGAGGCATTAGCAAGGTCGACGCTATATAGCGTCTTACCTTCGTTCAGTAAATTCTGAACGTACTGTACGCCCGCCTCCTGATTATAAACATAATCATTAGGGAGCTTACGTAGCAGCGAGAAAAGGTAATCCTTGAGGGGAAGCATGGCGGCCTGGTGAACCCGATATGGGTTCGCAACCACCCTCGCCTTGTAACCTGGCTCTTGAATTATCCCAATCCTTCCGGATAAGGGACGATCGGTTGAATTATCATGGGTCCAGGCAAAGCCTGTCCATGTTTCTTCAAAACCGGTCAACACCCCAGAATATATCTGGAAGTGCTTTCTCGTGAACTCGGGTCTCAAAGCTAGGACTCCAATTGAGGAGACCAAAGCTTCTTCCTCTATCCGTGTCGCCAAGTATCCCTGCGGACAGGGAGCCCTACGGGTTGAACTCCCGTGCAACGACACGATCGGAACCCCAGTCACTGCTTTGAATTTTGGAAATTCGTAGCAGCTCATGAAGTTCTCGATAAGGACAGTAACCACGTCCTTATATGCAACATCAACATGAGGTCTGTTGACTGCCTTAACGAACTTGGAATACTGACGGGCCGTGATCCGTGGCATCCTTCCTTTAAAGGAATATGTCATTGCGGAATACACCATCAAGGCGTTCCACACTTTGAAGAGATCACGTTTGCGAAACCTCCAAAGAACCCCAAGGGGTCCTTTAGGTTTCCCACTCTTGTGTTGCTTGATCCATGGAATATGGATCTTCTGACCAATTAAATGGTGCAGAAAAGCATCCTTCACGACTTTAAGCCGTGATACAGTCTCTTCCTCGCCGTTGCAGTCGACCCATTTCTGGACCAACTTGCTGATGGATGCAGCTTCTGAAGGCCGCAGTCCACATGCGATCAAACGTGAATAGGATTGGCTTTGGGAGTATGAATTCCCCAACACCGTGCTCCTTTCGGATGTGCGGATAGCCAACCTATTGCTAGGTGCGTCCGATCCACGAACGACTGTGAGATAGCCGG